TATTTAAAGTATTATCTTCTTTAGAACCATATTTAACCATTAAAAAATCAAAAGCACAAATGGTTTTGAATATATATAAATGAAAATGTAGTTTATATACTAATTATATATTAAATATGTATGACACGAGTTCCAAAATCTGTGACAATCCTGGATCATCAAGAAACATGGATGAAATCTAAAACCAGAGATCAGTTCAACTTTAGTAAATTCGTGCAAGAGAAACTTGAAGAATACATTCAAGAAGAATCTAAATTAAATAAATTAAAACAAAAGTTAGAGGAGGATGCAAATGAAAAGAAAACTAACAAGTGAAGAAAAAGTAACTTGTGAAAAAGCAATAAAACAAATAGAAGATAGATTAAACATTCTTGATTTCTACAAGGACTATTATAATTTAATGTTAAGCAAAGGATTAGACAGACAGTTCTTAGAAAAAAGAATGGAGTTTAATCAAAAGAATAAAGAGGTTATAAAAGAAATAGAAGAAAGTAAAAATATAATAAATGAACTTAAAACACAGTTGAATGAAGGAGTAGAATGCAAAAACATACAGAAGAACACAAAAGAAAAATACGTGAAAGTATGAAAGGTAAGCATACCTCGTTTAAATCAGAATGGAAAAAAGGAACCCACCCCTCACCGAGAACAGAATTTAAGAAGGGGGGGATTCCGTGGCATAAAGGAAGCAAGGGATTAATAAAATTTTCTGATGGTTCCAGAAGAAAATTAAGTTTACAAAAATTGGGAGTAAAAAACCCCATGTGGCAAGGAGGAAAGTCTCACGAGGTTTATCCAGTAGATTGGACAAGAACATTAAAAAGGTCGATTAGGGAAAGAGATAGATATATTTGTCAGATTTGCTCGGGTAATGGTTTTTATGTTCATCACATAGATTATAATAAAAAAAATTGTAATCCAGAAAATTTGATTACTTTGTGTAGAAAATGTCATTTAAAAACAAACCATAATCGTAATAATTGGATAAATTTTTTTAAAACTCAAGGAGGGAGTAGAAGTTAAAGATGGTGCAAATAAAGCCAGAGGATCTAAATGAAATTAGGGATTTAGAGGGAATAGATAAAGAAAGACAACTCGGAATGGACTTTGTAGATAAAATAAGAGTCAAGATAGTAGACAAACAGTTAGAATACACAAAAAAACATCAACCATTTTGTGCCAGGTGTGCAAGACTCGATTTAAAAGACAAAGTAGAAGAAAGAATAATAACCGATAGTCGTATGAACAAGAAAGTAGACTGGGTAGCTATTAATAAAATAATAGATGACCACATAAACAATCTTGATGTCTATGGAGATCCAAATAGATTTACAAAAGTGAATGAATCAGAAGCCTTTCATAGATTCAGAGGAGATAAGAAAGAGACTATGGTTGGAACAAATATAGACTACAAATGTAAGTTTAAAGGATGCGGTAATACGGTCTTAGTTCCTAATGATGAGTTAGAACCAACAAAAGGCAAGAAGATCAAATAAAGGCCAGAGAGAAATAGAGGCGATGTTATTTCAACTTACGGAAGTAGGAAGGATTAACTTTGGTATCTAATCTATTTCTCGGCCAATTCCTAAAATGAATTCTAAAGAAAGAAGAGCCTTAATGTTAGAAAGAATAAAGAAATTTGGATGGTTAGGTTTCAATAGGAGTGAATTTGCAAGAGAAGTTGGAGTCTCTGCAGAATTAGCCAATAAGGACTATCATAAGATAATGAAAGAGATTCCAAGAAACGATATATTAGAATTAAAATCTGGATTATATAGAACCTATGAAAGATCGGTTGAAGAATTATTGAAAATAATAAATGACAAAAGTACCAAGATGAGTGAAAGATTACAAGCAATGAGTGTATTAAATCAAACAAAAAGAGATTGGTTAGAATTTTTAGAATCATTTGAATTAAAAGAGAAAATATCAGAAGAGGTTAAAATTAGTTTTATAGATCCTTACCATGACGATACATTATCAAGCAAGTAAATGGCAAGATCAATTTCATAGAAGTAAGGCAAGATTTAGAATATTGGCTTGTGGTAGAAGATCAGGTAAAACAGAGGGTGCGGCAGTAGAAATAATAAGACAAGCAATACACAACCCAAATTGGATCTGTTGGTGGGTTGCTCCAACATCTGAATTATCAAAGTTAGGATTTAGAAAAGTATTGAAGTATGTCCCACGCGAGATTGTTAAATCAATAACTCGTATGCCCCTTTGTATAATCTTGATAAATGGTGCGACCATATGGTTCAAATCAGCAGATAGACCAGATTCGTTAGTTGGGGAAGGTATTCATTTTCTTGTTATGGATGAGGCAGCAAGGATAAAAAAAGACTCTTGGGAGATTTCTTTAAGAGCATCATTAATAGATACACATGGTAAGGTCGTTATGATTAGTACCCCAAAAGGAATGAATTTCTTTAGAGAAGAGTTTATTAAAGGGCAAGACAGACTTAATCCAGATTATGAATCATTTCAATATTCTACTCAAGCAAATCCCCATATTACTAAGAAAGAATTAGAGGATTTTGCTAAAGATATGCCAGAGAGAGTATACAAACAAGAGATTCTTGCCCAGTTTATAGAGGATGTTGGGGCGGTATTTAAGAATGTTCGTGATCATGTTAAAGGTCAATTAGAAGAACCAAGAGGAAGTGTTATTCAGAATTATTATATTGGTATAGACTTAGCCAAGTATGAAGACTTTACAGTAATCTGTGTTCTTAATGAAAATGGTCATCTTGTTCACTTTGATAGATTCAATCAAATAGACTGGAACTTTCAAAAAGCCAAGATAATCAATATAGCTACGAGATATCATAATGCACAAGTATTAATAGATAGTACTGGTGTGGGAGATCCAATATATGAAGATTTAATGAGGAAAGGAGTAAGAATACAAGGCTATAAATTTACCAATGAATCAAAAAAACAATTAATAGAAAACTTAGCAATCAAAATGGAGAATAATGGAATTACATTTCCCGATATACCCGAATTAGTCAATGAGTTAAGAGAGTTTGGTTATATTAAAACAGATTCAGGTACACTAAAATATCAAGCACCAGAAGGATTACATGATGATTGTGTAATCGCTTTGGCTTTGGCAGTATGGAATTATAAAAAGAAAGGCAGTAGACCATATATTGCTTAAATATATATTTATGAAAATACGATTTAAAAATAAAAAGAGAATAAATAATCATGGCAATCTGGGATGTATTTAGAAATAAACCTATTCTTAAAGAGAAAGGAGCATATATGACAAATGTTTCTAACAAAAATATCTTTGAACAATTAGCAGAAGTAGAACAAAATAAAATTAAATTTCCAAAAGAATTAGGGGAAGAACATCCATTTAATTTTAAAATATGTGAAGATTGGTACGAGAATTATGGGTTAGTCCAAGCCATTGTAGATAAATATTTAGATTATCTTGTTGGTCAAGGATTTTATATAGAATGTGAAGACGATAGGGCAAAAGAGATTCTTGAGATGTTTATGAGAGATAATCAATTTTATTCCGTATTAAGAAAATGGGCCAAAGAAGGTTTAGTAAAGGGTTCTGGATTTATGGAAATTATAGAAAATAAAAATGAATTTGATAGTAGTTTCAAGGGAAAAAAGAAAAAGTATAAGGGAATTACATTAAAGACAATTAGTTCTAATCATATGTATGTTGTTAGAGATAAACATGGAAAAATTACTGGTTTTAACCAATATACTGGCGAGTTTTCTAATAAGATATTCGAGAAAAGTAAAGTGATTCCTTTTGAACCAAATGAAATAGCAGATGTTTATTTTGGTCAAATAGGAGATAAACCATATGGTACTGGGATAATACATCCAATGTGTAGTTATGTGGAAAATTTAATTAAATCAGATAAAGATGCACATACCTTACAAGGTAAAAAAGCAAATGCCCCATTAGATGTAACTGTTGGAACACCAGAAGAACCTGCAAGTCAAGTAGATATAGACGCAGTAGCCAATAAAATGCAAGTAATGACAAACAAAACAGAATGGGTACATGGTCATACAATGAAAATGGGTACAATTGATTATGGACAAATAGGGGAAAAGTTTACTACTTTAATGGATCATGATTTGTCTATGATTTACAAGTCTGCACAAATTCCAGAAATATTGATGGGTTCTGATAGGGGTTGGAGTGGTAGTTCTGATGTTCAAAAAGATGCATTCCAAAGAAGAATAAGTAGTTTCCAAGAAGAAATAGAAAAAGTAATTGAAGAAAAAATATTCAAAAGAGTATTACAATTAAATGGATTTGATGTATATGTAGAGTTTCAATGGGGAGATCCTTCTGATACCGATAGAAGAGAAGAGATTAAATTACTTATTGAATTATTAAAAATACCTTTCTTAGAACCAACATTAAATATAAGATTACAGCAAAAATTAGCAGACCTATATGATCTAAAAGAAGAGGACACAGAAACAATGGAAGAGGAAAAAGAGAAAGAATTAGAACAACCCCAACCAACTGTCCCAGGTCAGAATGGTGGAGCTAATGGTAGAGCACCAAATCAAACCCAGAAACCAGAACCAAAAGCCGAGCCAAAACCAGAAAAGAAGGAGATTATAGAACCGGTTGAAATAAAAGAAGAACCAAAGATAGAAGTACCAGAACACAAAGAGGAGATTATAGAATTTAAAGATTATGAATTAAGGGAATGGTTGGGGTTTAATTATCAAGAATATCTAAATTCAATATTAAAAGTAGTAGAATTGGATAGTTTTGATGACTTATTAGCAAGTAATTCTTTAGAAAGAAAAGCAGGTTATTTGACAGATAAACAAACAGAAAAGTTAAGAAACATATTTAAGACATCATTTGAACGTGGGGAAAGTATAAGATCCATTGCGAAAAAAATAAAATCAGATGTTAAACTAAAGAGCCTTCTTAAGTATAATGATAAAGGTTTAGAATTAGATAAAGAAGGAAATCCCATAGTTCAAATAAATAAAGATTATCGGTCCGAGATGATAGCAAGAACAGAAACAACCAGATTGGCTAATCTTGGGGCATTAGACAACTACAAAGATAATGGGGTCCAGAAAGTAAGATGGATTGCAGCATTATCAGATAGAACTTGTGAAGAGTGTCAAGAATTGAATGGGCAAATATTCGAAATAACAGATCCAACCTTGCCACCAGTTCATGTAGATTGTAGATGTACTATCGCACCGATAACCGAATTAGAATGAACGAAATAAAAGAAAGACCAAACTGTCAAGTATGCAACAATGAACCAGCATTAATAATGTATGGAACTAAATTAGTTTGTGGTCACTGTGCAGTAAAATTAGACAAAGTAAACCAAGAGTTTCAAGATAAGTTCAATAGATTAAAAGACGATTT